GGCTGACTTTACGAGAGGCATGGCTATTCCTATTTAAGGTATTTGAGTTTGTAAATGGTAGAATCAATTAACTTTTGTATTTCTGCAACAATATTAATCAATTCTTGTTTTTGCGGCAAATCGCTATTGGCTTCTGCCACGAAATTTTTTAATGATTCTAAATACTTAAGTGGCTCTTTAGGTTGATGGTAAACGCTTGGAAACTCTTTAATCTGTTCGTAGCAACCCATATAGGCTTCTACATAGTCGTCTACAAGCTCAATGATTTCATCATAGTATTTGCCCAGAGCTTTATGCTGTGAGTAAGAATTGGTTGCCCAATGAAAGAAATGAGTATTAGTGCTGCTATGTAACAAAGTAGCAGCGAACATAGCGACATTTTTAGTTTCTTGCATAAGACACCTTTAAAGTTCATATAATTTTACATTAAATATTCCTTGCGTACTTGCCAAAATACTTATCTCTAACTTCTTGGGCAACAAGGTCTGCAAGCTCTAAATCATCAAATAAACCAAAATGAGCCATTTTTCCATTGACTCTACAATACACTTGCCATTTTTGTGCAACTTTACTCCAATACACATTTCTGTAACCAGAGCTATTGTTTTTTCTTAATCTGCTGTTTTGTTGATTTTCTCTTGGCGTTGCTTCACGCAAATTTTCAATGCAATTGTTTAGAGTATTGCCATCTATATGGTCAATCATTTTAGGCAAATAACCGTGGTGCATTAAAAATATAAGCCTATGATTTTTATGCTGTTTTCCGCAAACTTTTGTATTTTTGTAATTACCAGCGTCTACATAACCAGCAATTGAGCCAACTTTTATTTTTCTGTTAGTTGCAATTTTCCAATGCAACTCTCCATCTTTGTAATCAAAAATAGTTTTTAAATGTTGTTGTGTTAGTTCATTCTTGTTCATCGTATAATTTTAGCACAGAAATAGCTTCTTGCACAGAATTTACCCTATGTAAAGGGCCACCCTTCCAATTAGCAAAAAGGGTTATTTGTTGGGGAGTTAGCTTTTTATCCTCTCCATCCTTGACTTCCATTAAAATGGTGTGGTCGTTATAACAAACCAAAAGGTCAGGTATACCGCCCCCTTGAGTATGCAAATGAAATACTTGCGCTCCATAATCTCGTAGTGTTTTAACCACAGCTACTTGATTTTTATCAACTTTTTTTGCGTATGCCATATTAATATGTTAGTGTTCTTTAACTTATAGTATAAGGGGAATTTAATGCAAGGTTATTACCTGACGGATGAACAGTTTATAGCTGAATGGAATAAGATTGGCTCGCCACTTTCATTTGCAAAAATACACGCTATGTCCGAAAGGGCTGTATATAACCGCAGGCGTTCAATAGAAACTAGGTTAGCAATTAAATTACCTAGTTTTAATGATACTAGAATGAATGATTATAAAAAGACACAGCAAACTGTCGGCAATACTCGCAGAGGTATGGAATTAGAAAAAGGTCGCATAATTTGCTTCAGCGATGCCCATTTTTGGCCTGACCAGACTACTACTGCATTCAAAGCATTACTAGAAATGATTAAAGAATATAAGCCTACAGCTATTGTCTGTAATGGCGATGCTCTTGATGGGGCTTCAATTAGTCGTTTTCCTAGGGCTGATTGGGAAAAGATACCATCAGTCAAAGAAGAGTTAGATGCTTGCCAATATTTTATGGGCGAAATTGAAGCAGTAGCCAAGGGCGCTAAATTGTTTTGGCCTTTGGGCAACCATGATGCTAGGCTTGAAATGCGTATCATAGAGAACCTTCCAGCTTTTGAAGGGGTCAGGGGTACAACTCTTAAAGAATACTTCCCTAAGTGGCTTCCTTGTTGGTCATTTTGGGTCAATGAAGATACTTGCATTAAGCATCGTTGGAAAGGTGGATGGACTGGCGGCAGAAACAACGCTGTCAATTCTGGGGTTAATATGATTACAGGTCACACCCATGTACTAAGTGCAATACCTTTTAATGATTACAATGGCACACGCTGGGGCGTTCAAACAGGTACTTTGGCTGAAATACATGGGCAACAATTTGCCTACACAGAAGATACTCCAAAGGATTGGAATAGTGGCTTTGTGATGCTTTCTTTTGAGCGCTCAAAATTACTTCAACCTGAAATGATTAGAGTTTGGGGCGAGGATGAAGTGGAATTTCGTGGAAAGATTCATGCAGTATGAAACTGACACCAGCTATTCTTCAAAATTTATATTCGGCAATTTATTGTATGAAGCCTTTTGACAGGTGGAATATGCCATTGCCAGAAGAAGTGGAGTTTGTTGTAGATAAAGACCCAAGCGTTATGGGCAGTTACACCTATGACACAGGTGAAGAGTTTGAACACACAATTACTATTTCGGCTGCTCGCTGTGGTCATCTAGATACGGTGATTCGTGTTTTATGCCACGAATGTATCCACATGAGCCGTCACACAACAAACAAGTGGACTCACCACGATAAGGAGTTTCGTAATAGAGCGCTCCGTATCTCGTCTGAATTGGGGTTTGACCCTTTAGAATTGTAGGCTTATCCATACCGCTATTAGAGGTAATAGGATAACTAACACACCAAAAGCAAGAAATATATCATTCACACCAGGCTCTCCCTGACTTTCTGTAGTAACGCTTCCTCGGTGGTGTTCCATTTTCTTTCAAAAGCCTTTCTACCCATTCCGTGAATACCATTGTTTCCTCTGTGATGTTCAGGACAGAGGGGGATAATGGGGCTTGTAGCACGGACACCAGCCCTTCTAATGTGGTGTATTTCGGCAGGGCTACCTTCATACCCAAGCACGGTACTGCACAATATACAACCGAGTCTGGCAACTCTTGCCATATAGTTCTTTTCATCTTTTGTCGCCATCAGCTAATTCGTACCATAATTTATAAAACTCTTTAAATGACCCAAAGCCAACGCCAGACTTAAATGCTTTGCCGTCAATGGTGTATTGCCAAAATTCTTGAATGTTTGTGCCTTCATCAGTATCACCAATAATAACAACAACCATAAATCTTGGGGTAGCTGCCAATGCTTTTAATAAACGTTTTTGGCCTTCACTCATTTTTTCGCCAGGTCTTTTCCATTCCATAATTAGAAAATGACCGTTGCGCTCTGCTATGCCATCTACATTGCTTGGCAAAAATGCAGGGTTTGACTCAATCAGACCTTTAAAATCACCATAGTCTGTATGAGTTGCAAACATATTTCTCATCAACTGAGCCATTGTTTCCTAACTTGGTCATAAGTAGAAAACTCTAATTTGATTGTTTCTTCTGCTAAATCATGGGCTATTAGCGTAGCCTTTTCATACTGTTTTTTAAGCGTAGCATTGTGGTAACAGCGTAATAACTTTTGTATACGCAAATAGTTTTCAGAGTAGTCAGTCATCTAGTCATCCTGTCAATGTTTCTGTTGCTTGCTTCTTGGGTTCTAAACAATTCAAATCTCATCTTGGCGGCTTCTAATTGCCAACGCAATCCTTCCGCTTCTTCTGTCGCCAATCCAATGGCCTCACATAATTCTTGGTAAGGCTGCGACTTATACGCATCCATCTCTTTGCCCCCAATCGTATGTGCCTCTGACTTAGCCATTTCAATAGCTTTGAGAGAATGTCGAAACGCCTCGAACTGAGCGAGTTCACCTTTCGCCTTTGCATATAAAGGGGCTGTCTTAAATATGAAATCAATTGCATCATTTGGGTCATAGTCTTTCATTTGAGGTTCATCCATAGACCGACTTGGGCGGCAGCATAACCAAGCCAAATAAAAGCATTGCTTGGTGAGCCTTTAGCGTATTGGGCTAATCCTACAACTAAATACCCAAGTCCTGTCGCAGCGACAATGTATTTTTCGATGTCCATGTTCCCCATTCTCCCCTGTTTCCTAATTCGTATTGCGTATAAAAATCACGCAAAAGTTGTTCATCAAAGTTATATTTGCTAAGGTAAAGTCTAAACTTGTTTAAACCCCATTTGTGCCTGTATAAACAAAGTTGCCTTACAGCGCACTCATGCTTAAAGCCTTCATACATTTGCGTTTAAGGCTGTCGTATGAGTCGTACCCTGTACCCAAAACTCCAAGCTCTCTTGCTTTTTCTTCAATACCTTCATTGCTAAACATCCATTTTTTATCAATCTTTTCTTTCTTGGGTTCAATTACTAATTCATCTTCCCAACGCTCTTGGTTTAACCACGAACTTGCATGGGGTATGAACTCTAACTCGGTTTCTTTTGCTCGCCAGTATTGGCAATGTGTGTCAATAGCTTTTGCAGCCATAAGTTGTTGCTCTGCGGACAATTTTGCCCAGGCTTTTCTTGCAGTTGCTTTAGCAATTTTTCGTGGATATAAAGACCAGAATTCATCAAACATTCTCCTCTCCTACTGCATTACCCTAGGGGACATTGGTGTTGGTGGGCTAGGCGGTACTGTGTAGCCTGTATTACCAACAACGCTTTGTGTGTAACCATTTGGTGTCGTGATGACGACTTGGTTAGGATATATTGTAGCAGTCTGAGTGGTGTAACCCATTGGGTTTACAAACTGTGCTGTGTTGCCGTTAATTTGTACTGTGCCTCGGTTGTAACCTAATGAGTCAGTCATTGGGTAAGTTTGTGCTTTTGCTGGTACGCCATAGGCAAACATCACGCCAAGCAATGCACCTAATAAACAACTACCGATAAAGTCTTTCATTTAATTCCCCTTAAATGTCACTCGATATTGAGTAAATGTAGTTTGCCCAATAGTCTTTTAAGAGTCTATTAGTATTTATCCCTAGTTGTTTAAATACCACTCCCAAGAGGTTTAAGCACACCTAGCCTACCTAAGTGTGCCTTCAGAGTTATCCCATTGAGGAATCGCCCACCCAACAGTCTTGCGAGGCACAGGCACTATCTTCGCCACCTGTATTGCGCTATTTCAGCCTCTTACCCTTCTAGTAACGCTATAACCTTATGACGCTACGATGTCGTTAGAGCCGCCATCATAAGGGGTATTGAGTTTACTCCTCATCTATCTCAGGTTGCAAACCAAAAGCGTTGCTTTTTTCCAACATTTCAGGCCATATAAGCCAAAAGTTGTTAGGAAACAAATCTTTACGAGTTACAAGTCCATGTGATTCTTTTTCTATTCTTGCTCCCAAAAACAACAAATGTTGCCTAGGTATTCCATCTTTACGCCAAGCTGACACATTGGATGACGCAACCTTACATAACCTAGCAACTTTATTAGTACCGCCCATAAGGTCAATAATTGCCGATTCGGATATTTTCAATTTTTCCATTTCTAAAATAATAGCACAAAAACAACATGAATAAAATACTTTGACAAAAATGCTATTTTTATGTACCATACATATATAGCAATTTCGCTATGCCATTAAAGGGGATTTCAATGGGTGAATTAAACCAACTAATGCTAGAAATGGAAGAGCGCTTAGAAATAGCGCTTAACAATATGGAATTTGGCACAGAGCTAGACCAAGATGATGTAGATGTTATTCGTGCCGCTTGTGGAAAACCAACCAATAAACGCAATGAATTACTCCAATCAGTATTTAACGACTTTGGTGATATTTTCGGAGGTCAAAATGCAACAAAGTGAAAGCATTGCTAACTTAGCCAAAGCGCTATCAACAGTACAAGGGAAATTAACCCATGCTAAGAAAGATTCTGCAAATCCTTTTTTCAAAAGTAAGTACGCAGACCTTGAGTCTGTTTGGGATGCTTGCCGTGATTTGTTGGCTAGTAATGGTTTGGCTGTGGCTCAATTCCCTGGAACTTATTCCGATTTAGACAAGTCTATGTCTTTGACTACCATTCTTACCCATACTTCTGGCGAATGGATTAGTCAAGAAATGTCTGTACCAGTTACAAAGCCTGACGCACAAGGCGCTGGCTCGGCTTTAACTTATATGCGTAGGTACGCATTGGCAGCAGTAGTAGGAGTAGTGCAAGCAGACGATGATGGTAATGCCGCCTCGTCACCTAAACCAGTAGTAAAAGCAAAGGAAATTTAATCATGGCTTATGTACCAAAAGAAGGCTCTGGAAGTTTATTTAAAAATGACCGCAAAACGACTGAAACTCACCCAGACTATACAG